GCCTGACTCTCTTGTTTCTGGGAATAAGTGGCGTTGAGCAATGATTCTCCAAGCTCTCCAAGTTGTGAATCAGTAAGTGCCGCAGCTTTTCCGTTGCTTGCTGCGAGTCCATCCTTCAGTGCTGAGGTAAGTAAAGCAGTACGGAATCGCTTCTTAGAGTCCTTGTGTGCAACGTGTCCTATCTCATGTCCTAAGGTAAAACACTTTCTTTCATCAGGCATCATCCAATTGTAATGAATTGTAAAAATTCCATTTTCGTATGTTGTGAAGCCTTCTTGCGAAATGTTGCAGTTTTGGTCAAAATCTGTATACTGTTTTAATCGCCATCCGTTGTTCACTATTATTTCCTCTAATTTCGCAACCGTCAAAGGATAATGATTAAAAAGTCTTTGTTCCTCTATAAACTCTACTAACATTTTGCACACGTGTTCGTATTGTGCTTTGTACTTCGCTGTCAATGTATATCCCACCTCTTTTATTTTTTCATTTGTTCAATCATATTATTTAGTAAATCTATCTGATTATCATCTAATCCTTTTGCATTTCTTGCAAGAATTGTAGCTTTTGCACTATCTTCATCTTCCCCATTTACCAGATAATCAATTGTAACCCCTAGATATTTCGCAACTCTTTGAAGTTTATCTCCTGTGGGTAAAGATTTATCCCAACGACGAATTACTCCATTTCCAATATCTGCTCTTCTTTCTAATTCGGCAATTGTGATTCTTTTCTGTGCGACTAAAAATTTAATCCGATCTAAAATACTTTCCATTTTATCCTCCTAAAAATAAGGGTTCAACATTGTTTTTAAAAAAATGTCAAAAAACCTATTGACAATTAGGGATGAATACAGTATAATGTATTTAAGCTAAAAACAAAGCATAATGACCCATAAATTACAAGATATTTATAAATGTGGATTTGATAAGTGTCATTTACGTAATATCTTATTTTTATGCTTTAATTTTAGCACAAAATCTAAATTTAGTCAACATAAAAACTAAGTTATTTTAACTGAAAAGTGAGGTGGTGAAATTTGAATAAACAGGAATTTGAGATCGCCGTAAAAACAGCCCTAATAAAAAATGAGAAATTGAATTTATCGAAATTGGCGAAAAAACTGGGGATTAGTGCAGCATATCTTTCTGATGTAGTGAGAGGAAATAGAAAGGCTGAACATTATAGAAAAAGAATTTGTGAGATTTTAGATTTGGACTATGAAAATTTAAATTAAGAAAGTGAGGACCAGTAAATGGATTTGATTAAAGTAAGTGTAGAAAATGTAAATGGTGTTTTAGTAACAACAAGTAATAGAGTGGCACAAGAATTAGGAGTTAATCATTATGATTTACTAGAAAAAATAGACGGATATATAGAGAAATTCACGAAAACGGAAAGTTCCGTTCTCGGAGAAAATATCGATTTTAGGGAGTTTTATATACCTAGTTCATATAAAGTGGAAGGGAATTTTAAAAGTTATAAAAATTACCTAATCACAGAAAAAGGAATTGCACAATTGATTGGCGGGTATAATGCAGCAGTACCAAAAGCATTTGATTTAAACGTAGCGTATATTAATGAATTTGAAAGAATGAAAAACCTTATCAAAAACAATATGCAAAAACCTATGTCTATTCCGGAACAGCTTTTAATGAACGCCCAATGGATGGTTGAAGCGGAAAACAGAATAAACAATGTTGAAAACGAAGTAGCTGAAACAAGAGAGAACATTGGAGTTATGCAAAAAGAAATAAGCAGAATAGAGCATAACGAGAGAAGAACAATAACAAGCAACCATTTAACAGTAATCGCTTATGCAAATATGAAAGGAATCAAGCCTAACACTTATAATTCCAGTGTTATGGGAAGAAAAGCGACTAAGGTATGTAGAACTAGAGGATTGCTTACAGGTACGGTTGTGGATAGTAAATATGGGCTTATTAATACATATCCTTTGGAAGTTCTGGATGAAATATTCTTTGGGTAGAAGGAGAGTAATAAGTTATGCAGCGCCATAAATATACATACTGGACAACAGAAGAACTTCAGACATTAAGAATTTTAAGATTTGTGGAAGGTCTCCCGTACAACGAGATAGGTATTGCATTAAATAGAAATTGGCAATCCTGTTGCAATGCAGTTCATAAGTATTTCAAAAAAGAACTTGAAGATTATAAAAACAAGAAAAAATGTAAAGAAGAACTTATTTATGAATTGGCAGAAAAAGGAATTAAAAGAGCGGCTATTGCTAAAAGATTGGGAATAAAAATACCAGCAGTAGATTATGCCATTCATATTAAAAAAAAAATCGTTTAAGGGCTAAGTAATGACAACAAACACCAAAAAAGATTAAGGGACGGCAATCCCGGAAAGGAAAAACTATGGAAAATTTGGAATCTTGGATAAATAAACAGGCTTCAAAATTGCAGTTGTCAATTAAAGAAACAGCGGAATTTATCGGAAAAGGTCAGCAGTATGTAAGAATGGGACTACAGACAAGAAGACTTAAGTTTGGCTCTGCAGTTCAGACTAGAGAGCCGACTAGAACTAGACCCCGTGGAGCTTGGGATTATGACATACAGCGGATACAGGTTGAAAGATATGTCGGCATGAGCTACAAAAAATTTTTGGAGTTAAAATACGTAAATTAAAGAAGGAATTAAAAGGAGTGAAAAACAATGAAATTAGAATTGCTACAAAGCAAAGGAACAATGACATCATTGGAAATTGCAGAAATTACGGGTAAGGAACATTATAATATTTTGGCAGATATACGAGATGAAATTAAGAAATTAGGAGAAGAAAGAGCCGCACTAATTTTTCAGGGCGGCGAATACAAAGACAAAAACAATCAAAATAGACCGATGTTTATCGCAAATATACAAGGAATATTACAGTTGGGAGCAAGATATAGTGCTGATGTCAGATACAAATTAATTGAAAAAGTAACAAGAACAGAAACTATACAAAATAAAGTCGACAATGATTTGCTTGACATTGAAAAAGACAGAATCAGGGTAGAAAAAAGCAGAATTTTGAAAGAATTATCCCAAAGCATTTCAAATGACAAATACAGACAAACTTTAGAAATATATAGTGCAAACGCATTATACGACAAGCCAATTTTAGAACTTCCTGAAGTTAGCAAAAGAAGCTACACAGCGACAGAAATTGGTAAAAGATTAGGGATTACATCAGCAAAAGTTGGAAGCATAGCCAAAAAGCATAATTTAAAAACAGAAGAATTTGGCTTTTGGGCTTATGACAAAGCAATATATAGTAACAAGCAGGTGGAAAGTTTTAGATATTATGACAAAGTAGTAGATGAAATTAAAAAATATTTGAGAGGTGATGAAAAGTGAAAAAAAGAAACTGGGCATACTGGGGGATATTATGGGTTGCAGTTATGCTGAACAACACACAAGATTTTAAAGATGGGAATTTTGGAGTAATAATAACAACTATTGCCCTATACGCTGTCATAGGATTAAGAATTTACAGCTTTGTAAACAGTAAAGAGTACAAGAGTTGGGGCGGAAAGGATTAGGAATGAAAATGTTGACAACAAGAGATCTGATAAAGATATTATTTCTGGCAGTCACAACGATTATAGTACAATTAGAAGTTATTAGAGAGAATGGCCACTGGATTGCTGGAGGGAATTTAGCATTTCCCATATTATTGACAATAATACTTTGGTGGCCGTCATTCTTTAAAAAGATGTAAAAATGGAGAACAGTTATGAAAATAAAGAGAAAATTAAAAAAACAAGAGGAAAAGCGAGTGCTTGTATCGAAGGCAAAGGATTACACAAAATTCTCAACGGATGAAAATGAAAGAGCGAAGGTCTTTTCAATGATGGGCCTGTCAAATTTATGCAAGCATTATAGAAATTATTTTAACATTCCTGGAATTACAGATGGTAATCTCCTAAGAGGTGATACCAAAATACCAAAATTGAACGAAGAAAATACCTTGTGGTACACCTTTGCACTTGAGGACATCATACAGAGAAGTTTCAGGATTGTGACAAGGCTTGTAAAGGAATATGACTATGAAGAGCTGCAGAACCCTAATCAGCGTAAGATACAGGACTTTAAGAATGAATTTGTGGTTGTAGAGTTTTCTAAAATGTACCAGGAAGAATTAAAAATTTTAAAAACTAAATTTGGCAAATATTTAAAAACTAGGTATAGAGATACTGAAACTGCGACAAAACAGATACTTGTGATATTTGCATATTACAACATTTTTAAGAGATTTGTACAGGTAAAACTAAAAGATTTTGACAAGAAAAATAGAATGTATATTAAAACATTTATTACAAAAACAGACAAAAAATTTGAGGAAATAAAAGAAGTAATCCTAGAAGGCGGAGAAGCCGACTTTGAACAGGATGCTATAACTTTATTAGCATTTGAAGAAGCGGGGCTTGAAATCGCCTGGATTGGATATAGAAGAAAAGAGGCCATGAAAATAAAAAATAGCCAGCAACTGTCCAATACTGGCTAAGTAAGAAAATGGATAAGTCATTAACTTATAAGTTATTATAACAAATTTAGTCGAACAAATCAATACTTTGGAGAGAAGAAACTCCATAAAAAACTTGGCTAGCATTATACTTCCTAAATATTTATTAATAATGCAGTTGCCATTTTTTTTACTAATGTCAGCCTATTAAATCAATGAAAGGATAGAAAAAAATGGAAGATAAACTAAAAGCGACAGTAAAAACTTGGAAACTTCTGGAAGCTGTTAAAATTGCAGAAAATTTTGCAGAAAAAAAGAAGTTAGGAAAAGAATATTTGAAAGGGATATTTATAGAAGCTGATGAAAAGAAAAATGTTTTAATATTAAGAGCTTCGGATTCGGAAAAGTCTGTAAGGATTGAAATTGCGGGAGAAATAACTGGTGGTGGAAAAGCTCTGGTTCCCTGTAAAATTTTTAAGGATCTGGTAAAAGGAATCTCCAGCAATGATGTTACAATCGCAGTTGAAAAGGATAAAATAATTGTCCAGACAAATGATTCTAAGGGAGAAATTTCATTGATAACAGGAGACCCTTTTCCTGACTTTGAAAGTGTAAAAGTGCCAGAATATTATTCGTTTCAGAAGGAAGACTTGAAAAATCTTTTTGAGAATGTAATGTTTTCTGCTTCCACAAATGTTGAAAACTTTGCTGTAAATTGTGTGAGGCTTGATTTAGATGGAGAACATTTAAAGGTTATTGGGACTGATACCTACCGTTTGGCCTATGCGAGAGTTCAATTAAATCCTAGCCCAAATAAGCCTGAAGATTTTGGTGTGAGCATACCTCTGGAAACCGTTAAAGGACTTTTAAAAGTTATGAAATCTAAATTAGGTGCACCTGATGAAATGACAGCGGTTTCTATAGGAAAAAATGAAATATCGTTTAAATTTGTAGGAATAGAAGTTGTATCCAGGTTAGTTGACCTTGTTTTCCCAGATTACAAAACTTTAACATCTAGCTTGGATAAAGATAGAACAACGGTAGTCTTAGGCACTAAAAATTTTATATCCGCACTTAAACGTGCTTATTCTGTGGCTAAAAATTCTCTTGAGTATAGAAATGGAGCAGTATTTAACTTCACACAGAACAAATTGTTAATAAAATCAAATGACGGGCATTCAGAATTTAAAGAAGAGGTGGCAACAATTCAGACTGGCGATGATTTAAAAATAGCGTTAAATGTGAAATTCCTGCTGGATTTTATTAAAAAAATCAAGGACAAGACAGTAGTGATGAAAATGCTCAATAATAAGAGTACGGTACTTGTTAAAGGTGGCGCTAGTGATGACTGGGTTTATTTAATGATGCCTTTGGCGTTAAGAGATTAGGAGGAATATTGGAATACAAGGTAATACAATCAGGAAGTAAAGGAAATGCCGTGATTATTAACAACAATATTTTAGTTGATTGCGGAGTTCCTTATGCAAAATTAAAAGATTATTTGAAAGATATAGAATATCTTTTCATTACTCATAAACATTCAGACCATTTGAAAAAATCTACATTCAAGAGTATTAGGAATAAATGGAAGCATATTAAGATTTATTCAAATTATGAAGTGGCTATGGAAGTCGGGAAAAGAGAGCTGGAAAAGATTTTAAGTACAGAAATTAGTTATCAAATTGGAGAAATGGAAGTAATTCCTTTTGAATGCATACACGATGTAGTAACAACAGGTTATGTATTCAAAATAGGCGATAATGATGTAATTTATGCAACAGATACATCAACGCTTGAGAATGCTCCTGATATTAAATATGATTATTTCTTTATTGAGAGTAATCACGATGAAAAGAAGATTGAATTAATTATGAACGACAAATCATATAAGTATGACGCTTTTCAAAATGCTAAAAGACATCTTTCAACACAAAGTGCAAAAGCGTTCTACTACATGCATAGAAAAAATAATGGCAGTAAATTTATAGAATTACATAAAAGTGAGAGATTTTATTAAAAATAGAACAGGAGAAAATGGATGGAAAAGTTAATTTTGACAAGAAGAAGAAAAAGAGAATCAAAATCAGGGAATATTGCTGTAAAAGTGAGAACGGATACATATGAAATTATAAATGAAATAAAAGAAGCAACAGGCTATTCTGCTTCAAAAGTTGTGAAACTGTTAGTAGATTATGCTTATGATAATATCGAATGGGAAGAGGAGTAAAATATGAGTGAATTAATGAATATTAATGAAACAGGGATTGTTGAATTTAAAGTTGGGAAGATAAATTTTAATGCTTATGAGTATATAAAAGAGAAGGCATTAAATTTAAGTGAGAATTTAAAAAAAGTTGAAGTAACAGAAGAAAATATCAAAGAATCTAAAAAACTGATAGCTGAAGTTAATAAAGATGTGAAAAAACTGGAAGATCATAGAATTAAGATAAAAAAAGAGATGTTGAAACCTTATAATGACTTTGAAGCACAAGTAAAAGAGATAGTGGCAATTGTAAAAGAAGCTGATAATATTGTCAGAAGTCAAATACGAGAAATGGAAGAAACTGAAAGAATAAATAAAAAAGCTGTAATTAAAGAAATGTTTGAAGATAAAGTGAAACATTATGATTTCAATGATGTAATAACTTTCGAGAATTTCTTTAAAGAAAATATGGCTAATAAAACGACTTCGCTAGATAAGCTGGAAAATGAATTATCTGACTGGTTAGAACAAAGAAAAATGGATATTGGAGTTATAAAGAATCTTGGAGATAATGAGATTTTAAAAGAATATTTGGAAACATTTAACTTAGCACAATCTATTGAGAATGCAAAAGCAAGGGAAGAAAAGAATAAAAAAGTTGAAGAAGTTATGAAGAAAGCGGAAAAATCTGATAAAAAATACATTTTTATCATATCCGATGAAAAAGACGCAAAATTGACTGAAATGTTATTAAAAGAAAATAAAATTAAATATATTATGGAGGAAAAATAGATGGAATTATTAAAAAATTTAGAATTAGTACAAGTAGTTTATGAAAATGAAGGAAAAAAAGCAATTATGACTTTTTTACATGAAGAAGCTGGAGAAATAAGAGAAGTTAATTTTAATAAACAAAGCTGGTCTGGAACTCAAGCAAAATTTGTTGATGATCCTGAAAAAGCTGAGAAAGTAGAGAAATGGTGTCAGGAATATTTTAATTGTGAGTTTGATGATTTACATAATTGTGTGGGAGTTAGAAAAGATATTTATGATTACAATACATATTGTAGTTTGTGGGAAACAAGCTCAGTGGATAAGTTTACTGATGAGGAATTAGGACTGATTGACGAAGCTGTAATCAAAGAAATTAAGTTAGATGATGTGGGAATTAAAATCCATATCGAGTATGAAGGAAAAATCTATGAAAATAAAATGGTTTATGCCAAATGGGTTGATGGAATGAAAAAATTCTTTATCAATCCTCAGGAAAAAGTGAAAAAGTTAGAACAATTTAAAAATAAATTTGGAGTAGATGTAGAAAATAAAGATGAATTAATAGGTCGAACTGTAATGTTTGAAGTAAAAAAAGCTGGTGGTAGATTCATATGGGTAGATATTAAGCCATTAGTTAAGAAAAATAAAAAGAAATAGTAATTATATAAAGGGATGTCAAACGATGTCCCTTTATTGAAAGGATTGATGTATGGAAAATCTATTATTTTATGATATTGAGGTATACAAGTATGACGCTTTTGTGGTTTTTAAAGATATAAATAAAAATACATTGAGAATATTTCACAATGATTTTGAAGAACTTCGAGATTTTATAAAAGGTAAAACTCTAGTTGGTTATAACAACTACTTTTATGACGACTTGGTTCTTACAAAAATGATAAGAGGTTGGAGTAATTATCAATTAAAAGAATTTAATGACAGAATTATCTCTGGAAATAACGCAGATAAGGAAGTGGATAGCTGCATAAATAGTCTTGACTGTTTCCAGCAAATTAATGTATCTAAACCAGGGTTAAAGAAAATTGAAGGAAATATGGGTAAAATGATACTTGAAAGCAGTGTACCGTTTGATATAGATAGGAAATTGACAAATGAGGAACTGAAAGAAGCAATGTTTTATTGTGGGTATGATGTGGATACAACCATTGAAGTGTATAAACTGAGGGAAAATTCTTATTTTAAGACAAAAGAACTATTGGTAAAAAAACTTGGAAACAGTAAAGCTAAAAAATGGAATACAACAACTATTTCAGGGAATCTGCTTACTACTTCTGGAAAAATAAATAAATGGAGTAGTATCAGAATTGAAGAAAACCTATTGGATAAAGTTGATTTAGAAGTAAAAGAAATGTGGCTACAGTTGAATGAGCCAGCATTTGAATTGAAGACAAAGACTATAACGAAAAAAGAGTTTGGGAATGATATTCAATTTGGATTTGGAGGACTGCATGGAGCACCATCTAAGCCAATTAGAGTTAAAAATGTAAAATTATTAGATGTTACGAGCATGTATCCTAATATAATCATTTTGCTAAACGCACTAGGCCCTGCTACAAGTAAATATATAGATATATTGAACCGTAGGGTTGAGATAAAACATAAAGATAAGCTAGAAAGTGACGCTCTTAAATTAATTCTTAATTCGGTGTATGGAAACTTAAATAATCAATATTCTGTCTTAAATAATCCTCGTGCTGCTTATTCCGTATGCGTTTATGGCCAAATAGCACTATATGAATTGTGCAAAAGATTGTCGAATAGTTGCCAAATAATTAATATAAATACTGATGGTGTGGCTTTTACAACTAACTCCACTGAGTATTTGGCAGTAAAAGAGGAATGGGAGAAAGAGTTTAAATTAAATTTGGAAGAAGATAACTTTGATTTGTTTATTCAGAAAGATGTTAATAACTATATAGGTGTAAAAGGGGATTATATCAAATGTAAAGGTGGGGATGTTAATAAGTTTAGTGGTGACAAATATTTTAGTAATAACAATGGTAGAATCATTGATATAGCTGTTGTAAATAAATTGGTGCATAATAAAGATGTACTTGAAACATTGATTGAAAATAGAACTAAACCTGAATTATACCAGTATATACTTCAAGCAGGAAGAACTTATCAAGGAACTTTTGACCAGGACAATAAGAAATATCAGAATATAAATAGAGTTTTTGCTTGTAGAAACAATGGAATTCAATTGAGTAAGAAAAGATTAGACGGTGGACTTGTTAAGTTTGCCGACGCTCCTGAAAAAATGTTCTTGTGGAATGACGATTGCAGTAAACTAGAAAACTTCGAGAAAATTGTTGACCTGAACCATTATTATCAAATTATAAACAAGAAATTGAAAATGTGGGAGATATAATAGATGTATATAGAGTATAAACCAGGTCAAAAACATGCTGCTAAAAATGCTGAAATATCTGATAATGATACTTACTTTAAAGACGCTGGTTGGTTGTTGACTGATGACGATTTGGTGGTCGATATAGACTGTTTAGACATTGAGACGATAAAAGTATTGCTAAAGTACTTTAACATTCGTACACGGACTGTATGGACGGATAGAGGAGTGCATTTATACTTCAAGAAACCACTAGGATTTCGTGGAGCTGCTAGAGTGTGTCCTCTAGGTTTTAAAATAGAGTATAAGCATACAGGAAACACTAAAAGCTGTACGATAAAAAGAAACGGAAAACATAGAAAAGTTGAAAGAAATGATGTGAGACAGGAATTACCTGAAATATTCCAAGCTAACAGAAAATTTGAAAGTATGTTGGGCCTTAGTGAAAATGATGGAAGAAATAATGCACTTTTTTCACATCGTGCTAAGTTGGCAGGATATGCTGAAGAAAAAAGGATTCTCCATTTTATAAATCAGTACATATTTGCAGACCCCTTAGATGAAAATGAGTTTGAAACAATTATAAGGGATACTGGATTTGAAGCAACAAAAAATGGTGAATATTTGGTAGCTACTAAAATGATTAAAGATTTCAATACTTGTGTTTATAAAAATGAGCTTTATTGTTATAACGGTACTAAATATGAAAACGATGAGTTGTCATTAAAACATATGATTTACAGTATGGTTGGAGACCAGAAGACTGCTTATGTGGACGAAGTTTGTAAACAAATGCTGTACAGAAGTAAAAAGATACCGCTAGATACTATTTTTAATATAAAATTTAATAATGGTGTACTAATAAATGGAGAGTTTGTTGAAATTGATGACTATAAGGAATTTACTCCTTACTATGTTGAATTAGATTATAAACCTGAAGCTGAACCAGTTGAAATAGTTGATAATTATGTGGCTCAATTGACTAATAATGATGAGAAGTATAGAGATTTGCTATTTGAAATTTTAGCACATGGTTTAATTACTGATCCAGAAGTGAAAAGGTCTCTAGCAAAGTTCTTTATTTTTGTAGGAGATGGAGGAAATGGTAAAGGAACTTTATTAAGTATTATCAGAAGTATTTTGAACAGAGAGAATTGTAGTGGGTTGAAGATAAAGCAAATGTCAGATGAGAGATATGCGTATAGTATGGATGGTAAATTAGTTAATTTAGGTGATGATATTCAAGATCAGCCAATTAATGGCAAGGATATGGAGATGTTGAAAAATATTTCTACCTGTGACTATGTGGAAATTAGAAAAATGTTTAAAAACTCAACATCTGCAGCTATGACTACAAGTTTGATATTTACATCAAATCATATATTGAAATCATGGGAAAAAGGAGAAAGCTATAAGCGTAGAGTTCTTTGGCTTCCAATGTACTCCAAACCAAAGAGAAAGGATCCAAGGTTCATTACTAAATTGACTACTCAGAAGGCTTTGGAATATTGGCTAAGGTTAATTATTGAAGGGTATAAAAGATTATATGAAAATGGAGATTTTACAAATTGTAGTATCGTAGCAGATTTTAACAGACAATATCATGAAGAAAACAATGGAGCTGAAATATATGTAAAGGATTTAACAAAAGAGTATATAATTGGAAAAACAAATCAGGAAATATACTTGGAATTTGAGCAATGGTGTGAAGAAAATGATTTGACCGCTAGTAAAAAGATGTTAAGAGAGGCTATTTATAATGTTCACAGGTTAAAAATTAAGGTTATAAAGAGGAATAAGAAAACTTTTAGAGCGTTTCAACCAATAGATGAAAACAAAGAGTAAACCACAATTATTTTTAATCTATATTTCATATAAATAGAAAGAAAAAGAATTGAATTTTCATTAATAAATTACTTAAATGATGATTGAATTGTTTATTAATATATATTATTTATTTATGGCTAAGGAAAATCATAAATAACAGGTGTTAGGTTACACTTAAAGTGAAACCTTTTGCCCAAAGTGTAACCCAAAGTGTAACCCAAAAAAATGTTATATAACATATGTTATAATATATAATTTTTATTATTTTTAAAGTATTATATTATATTTATATAATATATACTACTGTTATATAACATGTGTTTGTTACACTTGTTACACTTGTTTTCGATAAAAGTTTTTCTGGAAATTTGTTTGTTCTCAATTATGGAGAAGAAGTAGTATTTTATATAGGAACTTTAAAAAAGCAAAGTGTAACCGAAACCTTTCTCTGAAAGTATGATTTTTATTGGATTTGAATAGGTTTCACTTTTTGGAGCTTGAAAATAAGGATGAATTTTGTATTTTGTGATTTATTAGAATATTAATTAATATTAAAATAATAGGAGGAAAAATGAAAAAGGAAAGTGTATTGGAAATAGAATTTACGCCTGTTTGGGATAAATGGGCCTGGAGGATTAGAAAACAAAATGAGGAAGTATTAAATCTTGGAAATTTCAGGGATGATGAATTAAAAGTAATGTCAACTTCATTGATTAATCCCAGTTTCGTGACACTTAGTAATTACTTGTACTTAAAGTCTTCTGATTTGGACAATACTATAAACATATGTGAAGATACAGTTAAAAGAATAATAGAAAAGAAGGTGGAAGCTGTCAATGAGAAATATGGTGTCGAGAAAAGATGGAGAGCGGAAACAGGGGAAAGCTATTTTTATATAGATGATTGGTGTGGGATTTCTATTGATAATGATTGGGATTATGATGAAGATAAGGCAAGGTATGATTTTGGGAATTATTTTGAAACAGAAGAAGAAGCCAAAAAATATTTAGAATATATGAAAAAATGCAGTTTAGAATGGGATGAAAGAGAGGAGAAATAGATGGAACAATGGGAAATGATGGCTAAAATGGTCAAGGAATTTTATTTGGCTTTCAAGCAGGAAGAATTTTTAAATAAGGATATAACACAGGAAAGAAAGCACTTAAGAGATTTACTGCTTATGGAAGAAAAAACGGAATACATGAAAGCAGAAATAGAAAATGATACAGTAGGAAAACTAGATGCAGTTGTGGATATGGCTTATGTGTATATAGGAACATTATTAGAGCAATGTAAAGGAGATGTTGACCTTGTTGCGAGAATACTATATTTTGATTCAGTGGATTCAGAATTGGTAGAAATATGCGACAAAATTGAAAAAAATAATTTTAATGGGATATTTCTTACAGCATTTAAGGAAGTTCATCGTTCTAATATGACGAAATTAGATAAGAATGGACAACCTGTTTATTACACGAAAGGAGCTAAAAAAGGGAAAATAGGAAAAAGTGAATTATTTGAAGAACCGAAGTTAAAAGAAATTATTGAGAAAGAGAGGGAAGTTGAATAAGTTATGAGAGAGATATTGACTAATAAGGATGTTTTAGGAACAATAACATTTATAGTAATGTTATATATTTTTTATAAATCATTTGAATAAAATTTACAGAGTGCAAATATCAGGAAGGAGAAGCAGAAATATATGAATGAAAAAGATATAGAAAAAATAGCAGATAAAATTCTAGAGAAAATTAAGAATGATAAGGATATGAGAAAAGATAATCAATTGACACCTTTTCAAAAAACAGAGAAATTATTATCGGAACTGGAATTGTTGAAAGGTGCTATTGATTCCAAAAATATGCTTATAGAGGATTTGAAGAAAGAGGGGATATCAATTCAGAAAAGAGAAACTGGAGTTAATGTACAGTCTAGCAAAGTATATTTATCAGAATTAGAAAAAGTAGAAAATAGGATTGAAAAATTACAGGAAGAAATTGCAAGAATAGAAAATGTGATTAGTATGGTTGAAAGAGCCTTGGATACGATTAGGAACGATAAATATTATAATATAATCGAGATGAAATATTTTGAAGATTTGACCTTTGAAGATATAGCCGAGAAATTAAACATTAGTGTAAGAACAGCAAAAAGACATAAAAACTTTATGATTAGGCAACTGCAGTTAATTATTTTTTCAGATGATGTGTTAAAAAATATACTAAATTAAAAATTGGCACTTTTTTGGCATTGTATATAATTTTTAATATGTTATAATATGTTAGGATGTAAGAGTATGAGTTAAGTACTTGTCATTAAACCTTAAATTTTTGTAAGTGTAAGACAGTTTAAAAGCTGTCTTTTTTTTGTCTGTTTATAAATATTTTATTACCTTGTAATTCGGTAGCCGCTTAGAATTGCGGGGTATTTTTATTTTTGAGGAGGTGGAGAACTTGACATGAAATTGACGGAGAAACAGAAAAGATTTGCGGATTATTACATTGAAACTGGGAATGCAACAGAATCTGCCAGAAGGGCAGGGTATAAAGGAAAAAATTTAAATAACGTAGCAAGTGAAAACTTGGCAAAAGTTGGTGTAAAAAGCTATATTGATGAAAAATTAAAGATTCTGCAAGATGAAAGAACTGCATCTGCCAAAGAAGTGCTTGAGTTTCTGACCAAATCAATGAGAGGTGAACTTGATGAGGAAATCGTAGTTGTTGAAGGAACTGGCGATGGAACTAGTGAGGCAAGAAAAATAAAAAAACAAATTGGATTGCGTGAAAGAATTAAATCGGCAGAATTGCTTGGTCATACCGCAATAGCCACAGCGGGCTGAATTTGGATTTGAAAAAATACTCACAAAAAGACGCCCAACAAATTAACACCCTCTGCCGCGAGTTTTATAGCAACACCCTATTTTCCCGTTATTCTTATCAAAAACAAGATAAACTCATTCATTTGAAACTACAAAGTGCCACACCTGTCCGCCAATTTTTTAGTGGTGAATGGCTGGAATGGTACGCACTCGGGCAGATATTGAAAGAAGCCAAGCAACGGGGGAAAACTTATTCTTTCTCTTGCGCCAGAAGCTTAGAAATTCGTTTCGCCAATGAAGACCTGCATGAACTAGATGTCGTCTTTCTACCTACTGGCAAGCAGCCTTTGGTAATCGAATGCAAAACTGGTGAATATCGTCGCGATTTGGATAAATACCTTACCCTACGCAAACGGCTGAATATTCCTGCCGAAAACTTTATCTTGCTGGTTACCGATATAGATGAAACACAGGCCAAGGCTTTCAGCAGTATGTATGAATTAACATTCCTGACCCTGCCCATGCTACCTGAACACATTAAGGTGCTAATGTAGGCAGAAGTTACAAAAAACCATTTCTACCAATTAACCAACAAAGGCAACAACATCATGGCAAAAAATATCATTCACTTGATTA